TTTTTTAGGGTACCAAACTTTACGCGAAAGCATAAAGTGGCTGAGAATAAAGACCTCAGGTATGGTAATAAGCCCACATATGAAATGTATTAATTCAAATACATTAGAAATGGATAATCCGCAGCCAAGTTCCTAACTCCGTTATGATGAGGATATGGAAAAGGTTCAACGACTAAATGGTTTTGGGTCTTATATGACGGTTTCATCCACCCGATAAGGCATAAGATATAGTCTATTCCCTATAAATATTAAATACACCGAAAGGTGGGGTATTATCGTGATGTACAGTATCACGAAGTTAAAATTAATTTGGATATTCGTCCGATTGACGAGTGTCTGTGGGCAGTTACCACTCTCAACTGCAACACCAACCCCTACTCCAACGATAATCAATATGCAGTCGGTCGCCCCGTTCCTGCCACGATTGCCTATAACCAATCGTTGGTTGCCGCGTCCTTATACGTCGACTATGTGTTTTTAGACACGGACGAGCGTCGTAGAATGGCCCAAAACCCCCACGAATACTTGATTACTCAGCTCCAATTCCAAGGTGATGAGTCAGTCGGTTCTTCGTCCAACAAAATCAAGCTCAACTTCAACCACCCAGTGAAGGAGCTCATTTGGGTTGTCCAACCTGACCAAAACGTCGATTATTGCTCGTCCCTCACGTGCGATGCTCTTTTGTTCAAGGTGCTTGGCGCTCAACCCTTTAATTACACGGATGCAATTGATGCATTACCGAATGCGATTCACGCGTTTGGTGGACCTGCGTCTGTTGCGGCAGATTCTCGTGCTTACATTGATGCTCGTGGCTTGTTCCAAGACGCGGGTGCGTTGGATTACCAACCTGGAGCAGAGTTCCATAACTTTACTGGATACTGGAATGGTCCTTCTAACCCCTACAACGAAGCGAACTTGGGTGGATATGGTATTCCTGATTCCGAAGGAGACATTTACGGTGCGAACCATCTTACCAATGCGGGAGTTTCTGACGCGGGAACCTTTGTTCTGTCTGAGACTTCTTTGGACATGCATTGTTGGGGTCTTAACCCCGTGGTTACTGCCAAGCTCCAGCTCAATGGACAAGACCGTTTCTCGGAACGTGAAGGATCTTACTTTTCGTGGGTCCAACCTTATCAATCACATACCCGTTGCCCTGACGAAGGCATCAACGTGTATAGTTTCGCATTGAGACCCGAGGAACATCAACCATCTGGAACGTGCAACTTCTCGCGTATTGACAATGCAACTCTCCAGCTTGTTCTTTCCAACGCCACGGTGGAAGGAACCAAGACTGCCAAGGTTCGTGTGTATGCAACCAATTATAACGTGCTAAGAATTATGAGTGGCATGGGCGGCCTTGCGTATTCCAATTAAGCACATGGTTACAAGTATTGTGTATTTGTATTTGTTATTAATTTTTAAAAAATAAAAAAATGATATAAAAATAAAAGCATTTATTTTTATATATTGAATGGATGAATTATGTCCAATTTGCATTGAAAATCCTGCTGAAATCATTACAAATTGTAATCATACATTTTGTATTTGCTGTTTATCTCGTATTACAAAATGTGCGATATGTCGTTCTCCATTACAAAGGGTAAAACTATGTAGAGAAATTAAAACATATACTCGTAATCCTGGTATGGAGGTTCCCTTGATTGCTCTTGCATTTCAACCATTGACATTGTCGATAAATTGGGACTTTGAATATTCAACATAAAGAATATAAAAAAGTATTATTTATTGTTAATGAACTAAGTATGATTATTTTGTCCAAGAGACGAATCATTAAAAATAAAAATGATTCAATAAAAAGGATATAAAAATAATATACGTATATAGTAGTACATACCAATGATTATTCCAATCAAATGTTTTACATGTGGCAATGTATTGGCTGATAAATATCGGTACTATTTAGCAGAAGTCACCAAGAAAAAGTTGGCGAAAAAAATCAGTGTTGAAAATTTGAATAATGTAGTGTATTTAACCAACGAAATTCGCGACAAATCCCCAGAAGGAGAAGTATTAGATGATTTGCAACTGAAAAAAATGTGTTGTCGGAGACACTTTTTAACTCACGTGGACATTGATTAATAAAAAATAAAATAAACAACAAACAATAATAAACCAAATAAATACTCGATATGCGTTTTTTTATTCTTTTTTATAATGACACGATTTTTAATTTCTCATTATATTGTATATGGCAAGAAAAAGAACCAAATACAATAAGAAACATACAAAAACAAGAAAACGCACCAAACGAATGTATGCAATGAAAGGATGTTCTCGTAAAGGCGGGGGTGCATATACGGGACAACCTGAAATAACCCAACCCAATCCCTTTTTAGCATATCAAAGTGGTGCATATCAAAGTGGCGGAGACGTGTATCCGAATACAGGCCCTCCTTTTATAAATGGGGCCAATACCATTTATAATAATGCAAGTCCTATGCGTGGTGGTGATAGCAAAAATTACATACCATTAAATACATACCATACGGATGTATCAAGACAAATGAGACTCAATGGAGGCAAAAGACGAAAAAGTAAAAAACAACGTGCGGGTGGATTGTCCAATTTAATGAGCCAAGATTTGGTCAATGTTGGAAGACAAATGCAATTCGGTATGAGCAGTGCGTATAATGGAATTGCGGGATTAGCACCTCCAGTAAACCCATTGCCATGGAAAGGACAATTTCCAACAAGCACCCCGTTAAATCCAGCACTTATTTGAGAGAACAATATAAAAAAAATGATTGCATTATTGTTGAATAGATCATTGATATTGATACATGGAACTATCAGATTGCCAAGAACAAGCATATCAATATATTATTGAGAATTTACCCAAAGAGCGTGTCATTTTATTAGAGGGTTCTGCGGGAACAGGTAAAACAACTCTTACTAAGAAAATCTGTAATTATTACCGTCAAATTAAAAATGTATTAGTATGTGCAATTGCTCCTACTCATAAATCAAAAAAAATTATTAAACATATACTAAATAAAAACACTCTTATTCCAATATCTGCATTAACCATTGCATCCGCATTAGGAAAAATAAAAGAACATAGTTATATTGGAACTAAAATATATACGAATGGTAGTAATAAAAAATTATCATCGTATAACTTGTTTATTATCGACGAAGTATCCATGATTCACAATACCGATCTAAAATTAATAATAGATTTTATTCGTACGAATAATAAACAATTGCTGATCATCGGTGATAGAAATCAAATACCATGTCCAAATGCACCCTATTTAATAACAACTACTATTTCAAGAGCAGATTCATTTGTATTTACAGATGATACAATTACCAAATTATATTTATCTGAAATTGTTAGACAGTCCAATGAATCACCCATTATTCAACTGGCATGTTATGTAAAGGACCATTTATTAACGGACGAACCATTTATTCAATTAATTCGAAATACACAATTTCCTAATGTCATCACGTATGCAGATATATATTCATTATTTCAATCCTATTTTATAAAAGATAAAGTAAATTCGTGTCGAATTATTTCATATACAAACTCGTCTGTAAAAACACATAATTTAGAAGTAAGAAATCAATTACAATATAGGGATGAATATGTGATTGGTGAATTATTAACTGGATATTCAAATATAGGATTTCCAGAATTAGTGATTGAAAATGGCGAAGATTACTTTGTTGATAAAATTGTTGAAACAACTACTCATTCAATTGGAACATATAAAAACTTGTGTGGTAAATTGATTAGTCTGAAAATAGCCGACGATTCAATTATTATTAAGGATTTATTCTTTATCAATATATATCATGAAAACAATCAAGTGTTTATAATGAAGCTGATTGAATTATCTGAAATAGTAAATAGCATTCATTCCACCAAAACAGATTATGCAAAATATATGGAACTAAAAAACTGTGTGGTGTTTTCAGAAGACATTTATTCGTTTCAAGGTAAAATATATACAGAAACATCCTTCAGGGAAAGTCATTCGCTGTTGTTTATCAATGTAAATGAAATTATCATCAACAATATAATATCAGACAATGCGTTGTCTAAAAAAATAAACACCGCCTATTCAAATATATTAGAATCAAGAATCCGTGATTCAAATAAACAAATTGGTGATTCTGAAACAATTGCAGATAAATACAAAAGTATTGAAAAAGACATTTATTATGGATATTCAATTACTGCACACAAATCACAAGGATCAACCTATGATACAGTGATTACGGACGAACCCGATTTTCAAAAAATATCAAATCGATGGAATTATAAATATAACAAGCTGGAAGACAGAACAAAAGAAAAAAACCAAATTAGATATGTTGCATATACTAGAGCAAAAGAAAATTTATTTATAGTCTATGAAACAACTACACAAGAACATAATACATAACAATATTTATCAATGTGTAAATTGACATATATTTCTTTCATTTTTTTTATTTTTATTTTACAAAATAGTATGTAAATCTGTGTCATCGATAAATAATGGTTGGTTGTCTACGACAATATGTAAGGGGTCTACCACACAATTAAGTATAATGAATCTGTATTTTGCTCTGTCGCTAAAATACGTGTCTGGGTCTGGTACACGTTTTGTAATATAATATTTATTATTCACCGTAATTGTTAAATAGTAATCGGTTTTTGCACCTAGTTTGGAATATAATTGAATTGCGTCGCTCATATTTTATTGTGTTTTTATTACACACTATAAAGTATTCATTTTTTATATATAATAAAAAATACAATAAAAAAATAACGTTTATACATTTATTATTTCATTTATTATTTTTTTTATTATATAACCTTAACCTTCTGTAATTAATCGAGGAGCAATATTCATGGTATTTAATTCTTGGAATAATAATTTACACGCATAAGGTATTTCCACATAAGCAAAGTCGGTTCGATTATCACACGTCCTGCACAAATGAATATGCATTGCATTATTAAACGACGCAATCAACCCACATTTTTTACAAACATGAACCGAATATTTATCAGATGCATCATATAATCTCCCACGTGTAAATCTTGCCGCACCATGGGACACCATACAGTCTCGTTCCATTTCGCCAAATCTCAACCCACCGTCGCGACTTCGCCCTTCTAATGGTTGTCGGGTCAAATTCACAGTGGGTCCATTTGACCTACTATGAGCCTTGTCTTTTACCATATGTTTAAGACGTTGATAAAAGACGGGACCCATAAACACACTACATTCAACTTGTTGTCCTGTTAATCCATCATACAAAAGTTCATTTCCATACATTTCGTAATTGTTTTGTAATAACAACTGACAAATGTCTCTTAATTCCATATTTCCAAACGCAGTTCCGTCTCCAAACAATCCGAGTTCTACTAATACCTTTCCTAGAACTGTTTCTTTTAATTGACCAATTGTCATGCGAGATGGAATTGCATGGGGGTTAATAATAATATCAGGACGAACTCCATTTTGAGTATATGGCATATCGCATTCTGGGATAATATTGCCAACTGTTCCCTTTTGTCCATGTCGCGACGAATTTCCCAACAATTGTGGCGGTGAATAGTCGGATTCTCGTGAATAATAGAGATGGCTGGTTGGCATCTCAATACAATACACTTTGCCATGATAGTCAATCAACTGTTCCGTTTCTGTTTCATCGATTAATTGATTCATTCGATTGTTTCTGTTTCGAATGGTTTTTTTATTAATCCATGGCCGATTTTGCACACTATTTGTAGTAATAAACACCTTGAAATACGTCTCATATACCGATTCTATTGCATTTGGTCTTTGAATTATTATTCCAGAATACCCACAATGAACCGCAAGACGCGAAATGTCATTGGCAAGTATCACGCATTTTGTTTTATACACGTGGTCTTGAGAACCCTTATAATGCATTTCAGAATCGTCTCCAGACAACAATACATGTAATAAATGCCGACTTTGTTTTTCTGATAAAGACCACACATAATTTGGCAATCCAACCTTGTGTTCACACAACGCATTATATATTTCGCCATAATCACGTTTATGTATTACATATTCAGTCGGATTGCACACCATTTCTACTTGTATTTGTAGTTGTCTGAATATGTGTTCGATAAGCGCACTTTTTGTAAAAGACGAACTACGTATCGAAATGGTTTGTGTATGTGTATGGATAGTTCCATCAGCAATAAATAGCCCCAATAGACTGTTCCAATCGTCCATAAGAATCGAATGATTCCATGAGCTATATTTTGTATCAGGATACACATTCTGCATAGCCTTTTGAAATTGCACATTCTTACCCATCACGTGTTGTGCTTCTACCAATTTATAGTTTTTTTCAAATCGGTGTTTCACATATAATTTATGGTTTAATGTACACACGATTTCAATATATTTATTTTTCACCGAATATAATTTATCGTTGTGGTCATAGATGAACTTGGCACTTGGATATTCATAGCACATGTGACCATTTGCATCCAATGTGCATACTTTATGTTTATGAATATTAATATGTTGAATTTCAATCCACCCGTCATTGGTTAATACTTGCTGAGTCGGCAAGGCGCAGAATTTATCTCCAATATCTGGCTTTCTTACAACCCGTGTGCGAACCTTTGCAAAATTATATCCGTCCCCATTACGGTCAATGTAATTTTTATCCACATAGGTTTCTTCCGTTGTTTTAAACACCTTGCTCAAATCTTCATATTTGTATGTTTTTTCAGGTTCTGGTTCGTTTTTATTTTTATTTTCTTTGATTTGAATATACTTTGCAATAATCACGTCGCGGTTTTCGACCAATACATTTTCATCAATCACCCCATTTGAATTAATTTTATCATAATTGCCCATTTTCATTCCACTGGTAATATTCGCATTCGGTTTTCCACGTATTTCTTCATCTCCATTGATTTTTTGTTTATCTTCGTCTTTTTCAGTATGATAAAGAGTAATCAGCGCCATTCCTCTGTCAATAGACCCTTGATTTATCAACAACGAATCTTCTTGATTATACCCAGTATGTGTCATAATCGCGACAATTAATTGCGACCCCGACGGAATTTTATTCAATTGAATTAAATTCATAATGCGAGTTTCAACCAATGGTTTCATCGGATAATTCAACACATAGGCAGTTTTGTCCATTCTATTTTCATAATTTGTGACATATACACCCATTGCCTGTTTGCCTTGCGCACATTGATATGTATTTCTCGGAGATTGGTTATGTTCTGGAAATGGAATACAGGATGCCAATACACCAAACATCGTAGATGGATGTATTTCACAAATGGTAAATCGTTTCATTGTATTTTCAGGGTCATATACCTCACTTGGAGTCGTGGCAATTAATGCCATACTATTTTCTTCAGGGTCAATGTATTCCAACACCGCTTCTTTTAATTTAGAAGAAGTCAATAAATCGTTCCAGGTGAGTTCTCCGTTTTTTAATTGCGAAATGATTCGTTTATTTATCAACAAACGTTGATTTTTTACTCGCAACATGGGACGAGTTAGTCGTCCTGCGTCATTGCAAATACGAATTTCCATATTTTTTATATCAAATATAATGGAAGTATATATATTGATGATACCCATTGTTTTTTTTTCTTTCAAAGATACATATAATTCTTCTGGATTATGTGCAATTCCGATCCACGCACCATTTATAAAGACCTTTACGCTTTTATAAGCAAGCACTGGATTAAATGCAGGGTCTTCTATTTTTAATATATAAGACAATACACATTCGTAGATGGGTAAAGAACTAGACCCAATAGTCATATGAGTCATATAAGCCAGATTTTTTACAATGCCAACACTTGGACCTTCTGGTGTTTCTGCAGGGCAAATATATCCACATGTGGTGCTGTGTAATTTACGTGGCGGAACCAATTTTCCGTTTTTATCAATAGGGGTTGAAATTCTACGTGCATGACTCAAGCTGGAAACATAATTAAGACGGTTATATACTTGGGCAACACCCACCTTGTTGGAATTAATATGTTTAATTCCGAAATTCCCCGTAGACAATGCCGTTTTTAACCCATTTTCAATGGTTGCCGACTTGATGATTTTATATATATTTGTGAGGTTAATTATATTTACATAGTCATTGTTTGATTTCCAAGACCCATTGTTAATTTCGTAAATAATGCGACTTTGCATATCTTTTACAACCTTGTTGAAATAATTTCGGTATAAATTGTTCAGCATCACCCCAGTGCTATCAATTCGTTTATTAATATATGAATCTCGGTCGTCTTGTTTATGAATTTCCAAATAGGCCATTATTATTTTTTTGGCCATGTATCCGAGGAAATATATTTTCTGTTCTTTTGTTTGACAATGTGGAAATAAATCATTGTTTAAAATATCCATCGCAAATTCATGTTTCTTTTTTTGTCCCGTTTCTTTATCCATATTTAAGGGCATGTATGAGACATGATTGGTGATATATTTCATACATTCTTCTTGATCCATGTATTTATTGGATTCCACGATAGACGCATGTAATGCTTCCATCAATATTTTATTTTTGGGGTCCTCAATATCAAGAACAATGGTTTCACAAATGTGCCGATCACTCATTACTCCCAATGCTCTAAACACTATAAATAACGGGATTTGTTGTTTAATACGTGGAATTTCTATTGTAATTGGATATCCGAATCCATTGTTTTTTGACAACATATACATGGCAATTTGTTTGGGAGAAATACATTTGAAAGAAGGAACCGATTTAATTTCAGCCTTCCATAAATGTTTTGGGTCGTTTTTTTCCACATTATAACAATACACTCTGTTTTCGGCGGCACGTTCTTGCCCCAATACCGTTTTTTCAGACCCATTTACAATGAAATACCCCCCTGCATCAAATTTACATTCTCCCGTAGTTTCATGGTCAAAATGTTTATATTGGTTTAGCACACAAATATTCGATTTTAACATAATTGGAAATTTACCAATATGCACGTTGGGGATTTTTCTATGATACACTTCTACCTGGTCGAGCTGTTCCCCTGAACGAACTATATATTCAATATTCAAGTCAATATGGGTTGAAGACGCGTAGTAAAAGTTTCGCAAACGTGCATCATGTGGAAACATTAATTTACTTGACCCATTGTTTTCATGAATTTGGGGACGAAATATATTGAAATTATCAAACGTAATATTTATTTCAAGTCTGTGTTTTTTTAATTCAATATTATAATCGTGCTCTGAAACAATATGAACAGGGTTAAACATATCAATGGTTTTGGGTAATTGTTCACTTATTAAATGATTATATGACTCTATTTGATGACGCACAAATTGTTTTAATTGGTTTCCCTCGAAATAAGAATTAATAATATTCCACGGAGTTTCAATATACGAATCTTCATGAATATTAAAGAATTCAGTTTCTTCTTTTTTCATTTCATTTTCATTTAAATAATTATCATTTTCATTTAAATAATGTAAATTTGGATTAGACATGAATGAGCAAATAGTGGGATTTTGTGTGTCCATCATTTTTATGCTATTTTTTATATCATTTTGTTTTTATATTGTTTTGTTAAATAATATAAAATACGTAAAAATAGATAAAAATATACTCAATTACATTGTGTTTTCACAGTGAATTGCAATTGGTTGAAATACTGTATTAAGTAAAGAAGTTCGACAATAGGGACATGTTTTATCTTCATTGAAATGAACCCATCTTTGAATGCATGAGTCACAGAAGGTATGGTTACAAGAGGTTTGTATATTACAGGTCGATTCATTACAAATTGGACAGTTGTCAAGTTGTTCCACATATTTTATCGTATTGCTTTTATTTAATATGCAATTTATCTCAAACAATATTTTATCATTTTCAACAGCCAGTATAAAATATTTAGTTGGGTTCAAGGACGCAATAAAATGAGCAACCGCTAAATAACCATTTTGACAAGCACATCGAAATGCAAAATCATTATCCACTGAAATATCCAATGTGGGTTTGATTTGATATAACCATTGAACGATTAACAAATGACCATTTTCACAAGCAGATCGAAATGCTTCTTCAGTATTTGCTGAAATATTGATGGTAGGTTTTATTTGATATAACCATTGAGCAACCTTTAAATGACCATAATAACAAGCAACTCGAAATGCTTCATCCTCTTCTGCTGAAATATCCAAGGTGGGTTTTATTTCATATAACCATTGAGCGACTTCTAAATGACCATTATAACAAGCAGATTTAAATGCTTCTTCTTGACATGTTGAAATATCAATGGTAGTGTCTAACTCATATAACCATTGAGCGACTTGTAATTGACCATGATAACAAGCCTCACGAAATGCTTCTTCATTATTGGCTGAAATATCCAAGGTGGGTTTCACTTGATGTAACCATTGAGCGACCTCTAAATGACCATTATAACAAGCATTTCGAAATGCATATTCATCATCCGCCGAAATATCCAGACTTGGTTTTATTTCATATAACCATTGAGCGACCTCTAAATGACCACAACAACAAGCAGTTTGAAATGCATATTCATCATCCGCTGAAATATCCAAGGTGGGTTTTATTTCATATAACCATTGAGCGACATCTAAATGACCATTTTCACAAGCATATCGAAATGCTTCTTCTTGACATGTTGAAATATCAATGGTAGTGTCTAACTCATATAACCATTGTGCAACTTGGATATGACCATTTTGACAAGCATTTCGAAATGCATATTCACATTCTGCTGAAATATCCAATGTAGGTTTTATTTCATATAACCATTGAGCAATATCTAAATGACCAATATGACAAGCTATTCGAAATGCTTCTTCATATGCAGCCGAAATATTGATAGTGGGTTTATACTCATATAACCATTGAGCGAGCTGTAAATGACCATTACCACAAGCCAATCGAAATGAATATTCATCTTCTGCTGAAATATCTAGACTAGGGTTATTTTTTAATATGTGTTTAACATCTTCTAAATGTCCATGTTGACATGCATAATTAAATGCATCAGTAATAGTATTAGTATTAGTATTATTTATGTCCATTTTATGTCATGTATTTTTGTCTTTATATTTATTTATATTTATATTTATTGAAATAATAAATAAGAAAAAGAAATAAAAAATAAAACAGTATTTGTTTTGATTGCGTATGTTTTTTAGGAATAATTTATTGAATTCTTTATATTAATGAGTAGATCACTTGCCAATGCCAAAGCCTCTCGTTCAGGAGAACGTGCACCGCCAGTTAGTGGAAATCGTCCCATTACATCAATTCGTTCTCAATCTGCTTTTCAACAACAATATGCACCGCCAACAAATGTACGAACTCAACAAATGCAACGAACTCAACCACCAAGACAAATACCACCTCAAATGCAACGACAACAAATGCAACAACCACCTCAAATGCAACGACAAATGCAACAACCACCACCAATGTACCAACAACCACCAATGCAACAAGATATTGAACAACCATTTAAGAAATTGTCTATATCTGATGCAATCGGATTAATTACTCTTCGACTTGGAAGAGTGGAGCAATGGATTATCGAAACTGACCATGAAAATGAAGAAGATAATAAATCAAACCCCTCTTCGTCTCATCAAGTCATCGATAATTCAATATTAACATCCATCATTCATCGATTGGATTCTCTCGAAAAAAATACAACCAACCCTATGGATATGGGTTTTTCCAAAGAAACAATTCAAGAGTTAAAAGACCAACTTCAAAAAATGGAGCAATCCATGTCCAAACAATCGTCAGAATTTATAAAGCAATCTGAGCAAATATTTAAATTTAACAGAGACTTGGTTGAAACCAAAGACTTGTTGAAAACGTTTATGATGAAATATGATGGATTTTGTAATGAAGTAGGACAACAATTTATCGATTATGAAACGGCTCTTGCTGATTTGGAAAGTAAATTACATATTGATGAATCAACTGCAATAAATGATATTCCTGGAATGAGTATAAATGAACCCCCTGGAACGTCTATCGAAAACATTCAGATTTCTCTCGATTTGAAAAATGAAATTGAAAAGGAATTAGAAAATGTATTAAATTAAAATAAAAAATAAAAAATATTTAAAATATAATTTTTAATAATAAAAAAAAATGAGAAAAAATGAAAACAAATGAAAAAATGAAAAAATAATTACACAATAATGTCAAACGCAAATTCAGATTCTAGTTCTAACGATCAAAACAATGCAACACCAAGTGCAAATATTGAATTTAATTTAGCCGATGATTTATGGCATGCAGAGGAACTACGACTACTTACCAATTACATGGAACAGGTCAATAAATCATTAGACCCCAATTCATGTGACCTTGATTTATTAATAGAAAGTAGAAACTCATTAAATTGTCATTATTTGGCTTATTTGGCTTTTGAACTAGCCCATCCTAATATTAGCGACAATGACAGCGACAATGACAGCGACAATGACAGCGACAATGACAGCGACAATGACAGCGACAATGACAATGACAATGACAGCGACAATGACAGCGACAATGACAATGACAGTTTGCATTGGTAAAAAAATACTTGCAAAAATAATTAAGATTGATAAAGAAAAGGGATATATTGATTTGTCAATTAGACAAGCTTTGTAGATTTAGATTATATTATATTAGATTAGATTAGATTAACGTATATTTAATAATGTGTGTTTGTTAATTAAATAAATTTAAAAAATTTAAAAAATTCTTTTTTATTAATATTTAAAATTCTTTTTTATTAATAATAAATTTAAATTTATTATCTATATTTATAACTAAAATTAGATGTAAAATGTAGTTTTCCATTTATAATTTGCACAATTTGTATACATTCACTCTCTGGTAGAGACCTAATGTGATGTGTCCTTTTTCCTTCTTCGATATCTTTTTCTTCCTCCAACAATTCTTCTATTCTGGTGAGTTCTAAATACTTGTCATTATACTCAGATAACGCATCTGATAAATTTTTACAAAGCGTGATATCCATTTCTTGGGTGTAAATCGGATAATCTCTCCAATTTAAGTCTTCTTTCACTTCGTGAGAACGAACTACTGCATACATTTTTTGTTTTTGTGTCATGTCGTTTGTTTTTTTATTTTATTCATTTTTTTATAATAAAAAATAAAAAAATGAATAAAATAATTAGTATATTAATAACAACAAAAAATGAGTCAAAATACAATGAACCCTGCATTACAATGTGCTAACTTGAATGATATTGTGGAAGTTGAAATTATTGCTGAATCAGATATGGGAATCTATGTTAGATTACCAAATAATAATAATATTGAAGGACATGTTCTTATGTCTGAAATATATTCAAGACGAAATCCAAGTAAAAAAATAAAAAATAAATATTGCATTGGTAAAAAAGTACTTGCAAAAATAATTAGGATTGATAAAGAAAAGGGATATATTGATTTGTCAATTAGACAAGCTTAAAATGTAAAGTATTAATGTGTTTGTAAATTATAATTAAATTTTAATTTTTTTTATTTGGGATATAATATGATAATATAATATAACATAATAAAATTAAACTATATAAACACACCTGTATATTACAATATGAATACAACTAATATATGTATAATATGTATATGAAACACAAGATGACGGTTGAAAAACAGAAACAACGAGTGAAGGAAACCATCATCTGGCCTCAACATTTGAATACGTATTTGGGGAACAAAGGATATACCATACAGAAATCAGAATTAACACCCATTCAAATAAAGACATTAAAAGAAATGCTTACGATTAAACCGTATGTTCCTGGAGCCCCTGTTCAAACACAGTCTTCATTTCCTGTATATAGAGAGTCGTCCAACAAACTATATATTCCTCGTTATTTCGGCGAAGAATACTTGGGTCCTCCCAAGGAAATAAAAATAACCGAGGGTGAAAACATGGACCTTTTTTTCCAAGGCACGTTGAGAGATTACCAAGAACCTGTAGTAGGTCAATTTTTAAATTATGTCAGCCAACAACCCTCGTTGGGGGGACTTCTTGAATTGCCTTGTGCTTGGGGCAAAACATCGGCTTCTCTCTATATTTGTTCTCAACTTAAGAAAAAAACACTGGTCATTGTTCATAAAGAATTTCTGATGAACCAATGGGTTGAACGAATCCAGCAGTTTTTACCGACTGCGAGAATTGGAAAAATCCAAGGACAAATCATTGACATTGAAAACAAGGATATTGTATTATGTATGTTGCAAAGCCTGTCCATGAAAGAATATCCCTCATCCACATTTGACAGTTTTGGATTTACTATTATTGATGAAGTGCATCACATATCCAGTGAAACCTTTTCAAACGCATTGTTTAAATTGGTCACCAAGTATATGTTGGGTCTGAGTGCTACCATGGAACGAAAAGATGGAACTAGCAAGGTGTTTAAGATGTTTTTGGGAAAGGTGGTTCATCAAGTAGAGAGAAAAAAAGGGGAACACAATGTCCAAATAAGGGCAATTACGTATAAAACCAATGACGACGAATTTAATAAAACCGTATTAGATTACAGGGGAAGTCCTCAAACAAGCACCATGATTAGCAAATTGTGCAGTTATGATAAAAGAACCGATTTTATTATTCGCGTATTGAGTGATTTTATTAAAGTGTCTGATGATCCGTCTGTATTAATCGACAAACCTTGTTGTGGTTGTGAATTATGTGGGCAGAAAAACAACTTTTTGGTTAAAAATACGTGTTGTAATGTGGTCAAGTATTGTTTGCCGTGTATGTTGAAAGAAGAACAAGAACATAATGTAAGGGGTCGTCCCAAATGTGTGCATTGCAAAAAGGTGCTGAAATACGAACAACATTATATCGAAAACCCGAATGTAAAGCCAATGGAACAATTACAGACCCTGGTTCTGTCGCATAATTTAAATGTATTGCATTATATGTATAATAGGATAGTCAATGAAAACATTGCATCGGTTGGATATTATGTTGGGGGAATGAAAGAAGTAGACTTGAAACGGTCAGAAAAAAAACAGATTATATTAGCCAGTTTTGCAATGGCGAGTGAGGCACTTGATATTCCAAGCTTAAACGCGGCGTTTTTTATCACGCCAAAGACGGATGTGGTGCAATGTGTGGGGCGTGTATTAAGAGCAAAACATGCGTTTGCCGATCCAGTGATTTATGATATCAAAGACAGCCATCCTGTATTTCATAAACAATGGTTGAAACGAAAAGCGTATTACAAACACCAGAATTACCATATTGTGGAATGCGATAGTTATACATATCAAACAAATACAAGTTTGTGGAAAGCCAATGCCACAACCAATGCCGTGAAATCATATCAATCTCAATATCCAACTATGGTGCCACACGAAGAAGAGGACGAAGATGAATATGAATATGAGGATGAAGAGGACGACGACGAAGATGAAGAAGTGGATAAAGGAAAAAAAAGAAATTGTTGTTCAATACAGGAAGTTTGTTTTTTATTCAATAAAAAATAAAACAACTTATTGATTGATTTATTTTGAAAAATATACTAATACTATTTTTTAAAATATAAAATAAATAATTATGAAAAAAGCATAAAAAGTCGGCACTCATTGGCATCGAAATTCGTCGTCTAAATAGTGTTCTATTTTTCTCTCTAACTTTGAAAGAATATTTTTAGTTTCAATCTTTTATTTTCTATTTTGTGTTCCATTTTTTCTCTCTAACTTTGAAAGAATATTTTTGTTTCAATCTTTTATTTTCTATTTCGAGAGAAAAATGGAACACAAATTCGACGACGAATTTCGATGCCAAGAAGTGCCGACCCTGTAAAATAAGATTCGGTGTGTGTCCCTTTAAGATTCGGTGTGTGTCCCTTTAAGATTCGGTGTGTGTCCCTTTAAGATTCGGTGTGTGTCCCTTTAAGATTCGGTGTGTGTCCCAAAAGTCGGCACTTTTTGGGCATCAAAATTCGTCGTTGAATTTGTGTTCCATTTTTTCTCTCTAACTTTGAAAGAAACTTTTTTATTTCAATCTTAACCTTTATATTTCATATTTTATTTTTCTCTCTAACTTTGAAAGAAACTTTTTTATTTCAATCTTTTATTTTTTATTTAATATTCAATTTTTTCTCTCTAACTTTGAAAGAAACTTTTTTATTTCAATCTTTTTATTTTATATTTTATTTTTTCTCTCTAACTTTGAAAGAAACTTTTTTATTTCAATCTTTTTATTTTATATTTTATTTTTTCTCTCTAACTTTGAAAGAAACTTTTTATTTCAATCTTTTTATTTTATATTTTATTTTTTCTCTCTAACTTTGAAAGAAACTTTTTTATTTCAATCTTTTACCTTTATATTTCGAGAGAAAAAATGGAACACCAATTCAACGACGAATTTCGATGCCAATGAGTGCCGACCTTTTATAAACGATTTTTATAAAATATATATAATGTATTATAATATTATATCATATATATTTTAATTGAATTTAATTAAAATTAATAATTTGTTTTTTTTACATTGATACGTTGTCCAGCACCACGTTTTTTACTTTTCGAGGGGTCATACTGTTCTTCGTTATCCTCGTCTTGAATTCCTTTGGAAAGTTCCCAAAACTCTTTGGATCCCAGTTTGAAATCATTATGGGGATCAGCTTTATAATAAAAAACCTGGTCGTGCAATTTGTTTGATTTACTATTATTATGAATAACCAAACATTCATAATTTTCCGTGCATTGGTCCATCACCTGACAAAACGCTTCAAAGGTGGGAAACATGCCTGCATAATTTTCATAAATTCGTTTTCGGTTGGCAATATAATTTTCTCTCAAAATAAACACATAATCAATATTGGTTCTTAATGTTGGAGGAATACCCAATGGATATTGCATGGTAATGACTAACATGACCTTCCAATGACGACCGTTCATAAAAAGCAAACGCATTAATTTATCTCGTGTCCAAGTATTGTCATATAAACAATCATCTAAAATGACAAATGTGCGGGGGTCAATCGTGGAACGTTTATATGTTTCCACTTCTTTTTTGATTTGTTTAAGAACTGTCTTTTGCCTTCTTAAAATATTCTCAATAATCGCCGTATTATACTCATGATGTATAAAAATTTTAGGAACCATTTTACTGTAAAATCCATTTCCTTCTTCCGTTCCAGAGATGACGGTTCCAATGGGAATGTTTTGTTGATAATATAACAAATCTCTCACTAAAAAAGACTTGCCTGTATCACGTTTTCCAAGCAACACCACGACCGGACCCTTGTTTTCATCTGGTTTGAATTGGATTGTTTTCATATCAAATTTTCTCAATTCCAACGTCATATTATATTATTATATAGATAAAAAACAACATATATTCCAACGAATTTTACAACTTAAGGAAAGATAAAGAGAGAAACTCTGTATTTTAAGTTTAGAATTCTTTTTATAAAATATTTGAAATGACTAAAGAGACTATGATATCCATCGACTATCAAAAACGAAAAAACACGGAACTATTTAAAACCGCAGAAGATCCTTGCTTGCTTTTTCTCTCTCAGTGTCAAAATTACATTCCCATTTACACAAAGTTTTTCAGCTTGAATGAGACCAATTACAATTCCATCAATTTGAATCATAAATATTACATTACTCAGATTAACAAACAGTTGGACAATAATGTGTCTATTTGCAAAATTAAAAACAGTTTAAACCATAAAGTAGCCGAAAAACGCGTGTTTTTTAAATTGGCTCCCTTATTAGACCCATATAAATACATGGTTGGAAAATACGACGTTTCTAATCCGAAATTATTTCAATTGCCTGCATTCAATGAACAGACACATCCCAAAATGATGGATGTGAATAATTGTGCCTATGTAGATGGTTTTTTTTTATATTTATCAAGCATGTTGATTCACCAGCATCAATTTATTCATGGGGTTGATTTTTATGGGTCCTTTTTATCAATCAAAAATAATTTCCAAATAAACGTATTTGATGATTATGACTATTTACTAGAATCTGATTTTTTTAATACACAAAACACCATTTTATTTCATTGCATAAACGACAATGCCAATGAAACAATAGCTGGTTCGTTAAAACGCATACATATTGGCAACCCGATTAGTTTGTCTTCTACCAAATCGCTCAATGAGTTGTTATTTGAAGATGTATTTGAAACTGAAAATAAAAAAGAAGAGGTTACGGATGAATTGGAACCATTTCAATGTGAAATAGGTGATGTGGATGTTCAAGAGTTGTCGTTGAGTAAGAAGATATCGTCAAAACTGTCTCTGAAATCAAGTTCCTCTTGTTCTTCCAGAACTTCTCATACAAACGACAATGATTTGAATGAATCAGATTATGATAACGAATATAATGAAGATGAAAACGAAGATAATGATGACAATGATGAAAATGAAGAAAATGGGGACGATGACGAGGACCAATATGAAGATGAAGATGATGATGACGTGGAAGATGAGGAAGTGTTATATGCAACCATTCCCAAGTTTCCAGTTCAAGTAATTGGTATGGAATGTTGTGAAAATACGTTTGACCACCTCATTATGAATGGAGAATTAGATGAATGTGAAGGATTAAATGAAAACAAGTGGTTATCCGCATTGATGCAAATTGTCATGATATTAATCACATATCAAAAAGCCTTTCACTTTACCCATAATGATTTACATACCAATAATATTATGTACAATACGACCACTCAAAAGTATTTGTATTATTGTTATAAACAGAAATATTACAAGGTGCCGACATTTGGAAGGATCTTTAAAATCATCGATTTTGGACGCAGTATTTACAAGTTTCAGAACAAATTGTTTTGTAGCGACAGTTTCCAACATGATGGAGATGCATCTACCCAATATAACACGGAACCTTATTTGAATGAAAAAAAACCGCGACTGGAACCAAATTTCAGTTTTGATTTATGTCGTTTGGCGTGTTCTATCTTTGATTATGTGATTGATGACTTGAAAAATATGAATGTGAAGAGTGGAGTAAAACACATTATATATGAATGGTGTTTAGATGACAACAATAATAATATGTTATATAAAACAAATGGAACTGAACGATATCCCGAGTTTAAGTTATATAAAATGATTGCACGATGTGTGCATAATCATGTTCCCCATTTACAACTAGAACGTCCAGAATTTTCACAGTATATATGTAGCACTCCCAAATCCAATCAAGAAGTAAACAATATTGACTCTATTCCTTGTTATTATAACAACACGATTATGCCAAATGTCTAAAATAACAACATAGTATTGTATTCTTTTTCTTTTTCTGTTGTTTAATAAATAAAAATGAATAATATATTAAAAACTAAAATATAGTATTAATATATGCACTTTTGTAATGTTTGTTCAAATATGTATTACATTCGTATTAACGAAGAAAACCCAAACAAACTTGTGTATTATTGCAGAAAATGTGGAAATGAAAATGAACTGTTGTCCGATGAAAATCTCTGTGTTTCAAGAACACAGGTGAAAAAAAACGAACAGTCTTTTCATTACATTATCAATAAATACACAAAACTTGACCCCACTTTACCACGAATTAATAATATTCCTTGTCCAAATGCCGATTGTACCACAAATACAAGTGGAAAAGAATGTGAAATTATTTATATTCGGTATGATGATGTAAATATGAAATATGTGTATTTATGCACAGAT